CCGTTCGCCATTGGATGGTAGTGGCATCGTAACCCTCCGGCATCGTCCAGTGCGCATGGAAAAGCTTCAGGAGAGCCTCCTGTTGCCATTGCTGGACCATACCCAAATCCCACAGAATATTCATCTGCAGGCTGAGCGGCAGTGTATCAGAAGCATTTGACAGGTCCATAGAGTGGACTTTACACCCACTCCTTAGGGCTTGTCGGACACGCTCTCGACCACCTTCGTGGTCATACACGTGATCCTCCGGGATCTCTTTCAAGATCCTGTACAAAGCGTCTGACAATGGCCTTAAGGCCAGTTGGAATAGACGATTAGGATTAGCTACGGCTCGTAACTTAAGACCAGATTCATTCAAGAAACTGATCTGACCTACGGGTTCGTCCGTCCATGGGGTATCGTATAAAACGGGCCCCATGAGCCCTTGTAGGACGTTTTGACCTTCTATGAAACCAACATAGCGGTCAGGACCATCACGGGGTTCATCCGGTGACGGCATCCCTGTAAAGGCTTTGAATCTCCCAAGAGCCCGAAGACTCTCAAGGATCCTCTCTTCCGAACTTCCTCCAGGCATTTTCTTGCCTGTAGGTGAGTAGGTTAACAAGCGAGGGCATTCTTGGGTGCGTAATGTCCATGCTGCACGAGGCACATGGATCGTCTTAGCACCTTCCGACACCACATGGTCGGCAGTAACTAGCGCAGCCACAGGTGGCTGCTCCTTGACGACCGCATCTAAGAACTTCTTGACTGCCTTACTAGTCGGCCTATCGCTCCTAAAGTAGGTGTAGATAAGCAGAGCGTTCAAGCTTGTCTTCATTTTCTTCGGATTTCGAGAGAAGAACCATCGAAATGGTCCCTTAACTCTACCATCCGGATGGAACGACAGCCAATGAATAGGCTGCGGCTCTTCCCCAGAAAGAAAACGGAGGTATGATCGTCGAATGTCCTTTAGATGTTCCACAGTCCACTCTACGCCACATTCAGTGACCCAGAGTGTAACCTTCTGCATTACTGCAGAGGCAACTGCGGGTGGTACACCTAGAAGCTTCAAGCGTCGATAGCACCAGCTATGCATTGCTGGAAGATCAACCTCCAACCTGCCACTGTCGCGCATTCGAACAGTCGTGAAACCATCCGGCTGCTGCGTACGTGACTGCAAAGATGCCATAGGCACCTCCTTTCGCACAGAAAGGGGCGACACGGAGAAAATGAAGAC